CCGCCGTATGCAGTCGGCCGTGGCTTGTGCCGAATCCCAAATGCCGGTGTTATCTGTATTGCGAGCGACATACGGCGAAAAATGGACGGCTGCATATCTGGTACTTTGGATCGTCAATGTACAGGAGTTTTTCAATATTTCGGCAAAGATGAACGATGCGCAGGTAACGGAAACGGCCTACATGATTTTGGATGACTTCTGGGCGTTGAACCTTGCCGATGTAAACCTGGTATTTACCAATGCCAAACGAGGGCAATACGGACAACTGTACGGACGAATAGACGGATCAATCATATACGGTTGGTTTCAGACATATTTCGAGGATCGATGCAATGTCTGCGAGAACCGTACGATACGGCAAGCCGAGGCTATGGGCAGCGATCACCCGGCAACAGACGCCAAAGCTGCGGAGTTTATCAAATCGCTTATCAACAAAAAAGCGGAAAAGATTGCAAAATAGACGGAATCATCGAATTGAATTTAACAGATTAAAGAAAATGAAAGTAATCGTTACCTTCTCAGGAGGCAAGGACAGCCTTGCGGCGTTGTTGTGGGTGCGCGAGCATATTACCACCAACTTTACCACCGTGTTCTGCGATACAGGCTGGGAACACCCACTGACCTATGAGTATATCAACCGTATCGCCGACAAACTGCACCTCGACTTGGTAACATTGAAGTCGAAGAAGTACGACGGGATGGTCGATCTCGCGCGGCAAAAAAAGCGCTGGGCCTCGACGCGGGCGCGGTTCTGCACGATAGAACTCAAAACCAAACCGACGATTGACTATGTGCTGGACGAAGTTCAGGATAATATGCTGATGATTCAGGGCATCAGAGGCGCGGAATCTCCGGCGCGAGCCAAGATGTCGGCGCAATGTACGTACTTCAAATATTATTTCGAGCCCTACGGTTATGACAAAAACGGTAAGCCGAAGAAGCACAGCTACCGTGGTAAGGATGTCCGGGCATTTCGGGAAAAGTTCGCCGACGATTTGCTTCGGCCCGTGTTCGACTGGTCGGCGCAGCAGGTGATCGATTACATCCTCGCCGCAGGGTTAGAGCCGAATCCTCTCTACCGGATGGGCTATAAGCGCGTCGGCTGCTGGCCGTGTGTGATGGCAAACCAGCGCGATATTCTCAGTATCGCCCAACAATCTCCCGAGCGTATAGCGGAAATAGCAAACTTCGAAAGAGAGTTGCACTCTTCTTTTTTAGGCCCGGGTAAGATTCCCTCCTACGCAATTACCAGCGGAGAGAAATATCCGACAATAAACGATGTCGTGCGCTACGTCCAATGGCAGAACGCGACGGGCAGTTTGTTCGACGACGATACGGCGACCAGTTGTATGAGCTTTTACGGATTGTGTGAGTAAACAATAAAATAAAATGAAAAAATACACACAAGCGGATTTCAACGCCTTCGAGGTGATCGACGGAAACGGGGATAACCGATAAATAGCAGGCTGAGAATGAAAGTAGTTGATTTATTCAATCAAGAAGAGCATATATTCACGAATCGCGAGAAGCGGCAAAAAGGGCTTTTCGACGATTACGAGGGCTTTGTGGAAAAATTCAAGCCCAAGAAAACGACCGACGACTGCTATACACCTCCAGCGGTGTACGACTATGTTTTGCAATATGTAGCCGATCATTGCGATATCGACGGAATGACCGTTGTCCGCCCGTTCTATCCGGGTGGTGATTACGAGAGCCTGGTCTATCCCGATAATTGCGTGGTGATCGACAACCCGCCCTTTTCGATCATCGCTCAAATTGTCCGGTTCTATCTGAAACGAGGGATCAAGTTTTTCCTGTTTGCCCCGCATCTGACATTGTTCAGCGCTGACCTTGACTGTACACGGATCGTATGCGGCGCCGCTATCGTTTACGAAAACGGGGCAAAAGTAAATACATCTTTTTTGTCCAATATGTTCGGCGAAGCCGGTGTAATAGGTGATCCTGTGCTATATGAGGGGATCGACGCCATTTGCTCGGCGCCGAAAGCGGAATTACCGAAATACAAATACCCGGACTGCGTGCTGACGGTTTCGGATGTAGCGTACATCGTGAAAAACAAGGGTGAGATAAGGATAGACAAGCGGGAAATGCTGCACCGCTCTGCACTCGATGCTCAAAAAAAGCACGGGAAAACGATTTACGGTTCCGGTTTTTTAATCTCACATACCGCCGCCGAAAGAGTTGCCGCCGAAAGAGCTGCGGTGAAGAAAGAGACTATAGTATGGGAGTTATCCGAACGAGAGATGCGGATCGTTGAAAAATTAGGACAATAACCGATGATCTCTTATGACCCACGCATCACTATTCAGTGGGATCGGAGGGTTCGATCTGGCGGCCGAGTGGCATACGGGAAGCCGATAAATTTTGCAGGAATGAAAAAGATTTGTATGTTTGTAGCGTCCTATATTCAGAGCGGCAGAGTATTCTGCCTGTTTGTAGCGGGCATTTTTTATGCCCTGACGCTACATATACACGGTTTCGTACCCCCGTGTGGAGCGTTAATGCGCCCACTGCCGCTCTGGTGTAGGACAACGGGAAAGGCGGAACCGTTTTTCATTTCCGCCCGACAAACATTTTCGGTTATGTCCAACACCAGAGAAAAATGTTTGAATGGGAAAATTACACCCAGATCAAACCGTCCAGCTCACGACACGAGCGAATCCATCTATTCGAAGTTTCTCATTGAGAAACAAGCCAAAAATCAAGCCTACGGTTATATCCTCTCACAAGGACTGCTCCGGGACTACATTGCGTATTCCCGCGGTGAGTCGTGTTCCCTTGAATCGGTTGATGAAAGACTTGAAATGGTATTGAAAAATTTCTGAGTTATGGGAGCGCATAGAAATTCAATATACGACAAGGCATATGCCGAGATGTACGCAAAAGGGATGTCGCTGGCAGAAACAGCCAAGAGTATAGGCGTTACAAGACAATGCGTCTATAAGGCATTTAAAAAGCGAGGATTCAGACTACGAACTTCTATACCTTGCGGTTTCCAGATTTACGATGGTAAAAAATTCACCTTGCGGAGTAATGGCTACTATGCCCTCACTACCGACGACAGATGCTTGATGCATCGCTACATTTGGGAGAAAGAAATATGCGATATACCAGACGGCTGGGATGTCCATCACATAAACGGGGATAAATCCGATAATCGCAGGGATAATTTGGTTTGCTTCCCAAAAGCGGAACACACGCGAAGGCATCAAATCGAAAGAAAAAAATGATACACATAGATCTATTTTCGGGAATAGGAGGGTTTGCCCTCGCCGCGCATTGGGCAGGATGGAGGACGCTCGTTACTTGTGAGATAGATAGCTTTTGCCGGCAAATACTACAGTATCACTTTCCCAAAGCGTATCACCACGATGACATACACACCTTGACCTATGAAACAATTGACATTGAACTTTCAAAACGATATGGAACCCTCTGGAGGAATGAGGACATTGTCCTTACCGGAGGGTTCCCGTAGCCGTGCCAGCCGTTCAGCCTCGCAGGAAAGCGGCGAGGAACAGAGGATGATCGCTACCTGTGGCCCGCAATGCTCGACGTTATTCGGACTGTTCGACCGCGCTGGGTCGTTGGCGAGAACGTTTACGGAATCGTTAATTGGTCGGAAGGGTTGGTCTTCGAACAGGTGTGCGCTGACCTGGAGGCGGCAGGATACGAGGTGCAGCCGTACATTATTCCGGCTTGCGGTGTCGGCGCTCCCCACCGTCGGGACAGATGTTGGTTTGTTGCCCACCGTACAGACGCAGGGGCTGAAGCGATGCGTGAACGGGAAGATGGTTTTTATGCCGTTGAGCCTGTTGCCCACCCCGACGGCGATAGACGCAGGAAGCGGCCGAATGAACAAAAGCCTCTCCCCGAATGCGTCGGAACGTCCGACGCTGGCAATGGCGTCGAAAATGGGATTGTTGCCTACTCCGACCGCCAACGATGCGAAGAATGTAACGCTTCCTGCCAGTCAGGGCATACGCAACGGACTACCCAAAACAGCGATGCAAAGCGACGAATACCGGACTGGAACGGGTTCCCGACTCAACCCCCTGTATGTGGCGGAGATGATGGGTTTCCCGGGG